TCAGCATCGTTTTTGATCGTGACATCGTTTGTGCTGCCTTGACCTGTAAGGATCAAGCCCTCTGCGGCTGTGTAACCTATAGCAGCGGCGTCACCAGCGGCTGTATCGCCATCAGCGTTCAACGTGCCAGCGGTAAGATCCCCGACAATATCCACATTAGTGGTGCCTGTAGGAATAGTCAGCACAGTCCCATCGGCGTCGTTCTTTAACGTGACATCTGACGTTGAGCCTTGACCGGTAACAATAATTCCTTCAGCACTTGTAAAACCAAGCGCCGCCGTGTCTCCAGCGGAGGTGTCGCCTGTTATAGTTGGCGTATCCAGTGTCTTATTCGTAAGCGTTTGCGTACCCGCAATACCAACCAGTGTGTCTGTGGCGGCAGGTAACGTCAGGGTTACGTTGCCGCTAAACGCGCTGTGTGCAGGCGCTTGAATCTGGGCATAGTGAGCATTAGAACTTTCACAGTAGAACTTGATTGTAGACTGCGTACCGCCGTTCTTGATGGCGATGTCGCCTTGACTGATAACCACGCCGTTGGTTGAGCCGCCAGCCGCTGAAACATTTCCAGAGGCACTCAGTGCTGCAACTGTTGTCGTGCCAGTAAGATCAAGGTCCACGAGAGCGTCGACTATCGCCGCGCCTGACCCAGCGCCATCCGAATAGACTGCTTTAGTCTGACCAGTTGGGATGGTGACATTCGCACCAGAGCCTTGGCTGATGATGATGCTCTGTGATCCAGAGGTTGCGTTCTCAATGAACCACAACTTGCTGACCGTGTTCGGCCCTATAGTGATGGTGCAAGCTGAATCAAGAGTGCCAGTATATTTGAGGAAGAGACTGCGGCCCGGATCAGTAGAACCATCAGCAATAGTGGTAGTGTGAGTGTCCGCATTAGTCGTAATAGCTTCTGTACCAAACGAAAATGCCTCTGCTATCAACTCCAAATTTGTATTCGTACTGGTGCCCCACGTACCTGATTCGTCACCAGTGGAAATCTCTTTGAGCCGTAAATCGTTAACATAGGTTGCCATTTATCTTCTCCGACTTTTAGTCTTGGGCTTTTCTGAACCCTTCATAACCTTTTTTACTTTCTGAACCATTAGGCTATTTCTTGCCAATCTGGTGTTTGACTTGTGTCTACCAAGCCCCAAACATTAACGTTAGAAGCTAACCCCGTGCCCGAAACACCCGTGAGAGATACGCCTGCATTGGCACTGACCGTAACCGTTCCCGTAGAGCCTGTGCCCGAGACACCAGTAACGTCCACAAATGTAACTGTAAGGACCGAAACCGAACCAACGCTTCCAGTGCCAGCAACACCAGTAACACTGACATTCGCGATGCCTGTAACAGTAACTGCTTGAGTTGCGCTTGTGCCCGAGACACCTGTAACAGATACATCGACACCCGACCCTTCAACGACGGAAAGCGACCCGACTTGAGTTGTGCCAACAACGCCACTGATCGACGGCTCTCCATCGATAGAGATAGAAACCGTACCCACCGCGCCAGTTCCTGCCACACCCGTAACTTCAACAGGTGCTGCTTGACCCCACGGGCCGGAACCCCAAGTCTGTCTACCCCAACCGGCAACACTAGCCATTTTCTATGCGATTCTAATAATCGCATTTGATGCGTCTGCTGTAGGGAATTGGACAGTAAAATCTCCCGAACTGGAAGATTTGTCCCCGCCAAAATCTAAAATACATACAGAGGGATCGCCAGATGCAGAATCATTGAATATCATCGCGCCTCGTGCCGTAATAGTGCTAGAACTAAACGTTACGTCTGCAAAATCGGTTAGTGCTGTAGTTCCAGAAGTACTGGGGTCTACACGAGTAAGAGAGGCACCCTTTGCCGTATAACCCGTACCAGAAACCTCGTTTGACGTTGTATAGGCAGTGGTTGCTGCACCTAAACTTGCGGAACTTGTGTACAGCGCAAGGTTAAATGTGCTGCCGCCAGAGTTCTTGAAATTATGCACCGCCTCCAGAATTTCTTTCTTGAAGCTAGTACACATTGCAGTTGATATCGCCATTACAGACTCCTGATTATCTTCGCCATGTCGCCATGACCTTGTTTTTCTAATTCTGCGATAAGTGTGGTTCTGTCACTTTTTATCGCTTCTTTGATATAAAAACTCACCGTTGTTTCCACAGACTGCTTAAACGCCTCTGCTTGCTGCGCAATCAAAGGATGACAGTTTCCACCAACACTAACAATTCTATCTGATGCAGTCTTTGCCCAAAACTCGGGTTCATGCCCTTTGTCTTGAGTAGTGGCTACGATAACAGAGCCAACAGTAGCTTCCGATGAATTAAAAAAAGACATTACGCCCCCGAGCTTATGTCATATCTGTATTCGTCACGAGCACCGTAGCCTTCGCCTAATGCTTTCAAAGCGGCGACTGCTAAAGAAAAACGCTGCTCATACTGAGCAACCTCTTCCGGAACTTTTAGAAAAGTCGCGGCTTCTACCAAAGTTCCGTACAAAAGCGCGTCCGGGGCATTTTCGGAAAGCCACGTAGTGCCGCTTTCTGCGCCCGCCGTCAACGATTCGGGCCTAAACTTGTAGTGAAGTTCAAACGTATAAGCTTCATCCGGAGAGGGACCCAACAAGAACGTATCTTCATCAAACAGAGAATAGTACTTGGGTGTTCCGGTAGTAGCCGGATTTGGGGTATAGGATCGAACAAAAGACACTTGTTTCAGCAACAAATACAAATATTCGCTGTCTTTTTGTAACGCTAAACTATACGAAGCAAGGAAATCCGTGGGCATCGCAAGGTATGGAATGCCCGAAGTAGCCGTTCCTGTGACGTTTTTTCTAAAAAACGGCATCTCTACATTCTTTAAAATACGCTCTTCCGCTTCTTTTATAAACGTAGGCAAGTCCGCAACAAACGTTGTTTCCGAGGTTTCACAGTAGTCTTGAACCGTAGATTTTAGCGTGGCTAAGGTAAAACTCATGTTATCACCACCGTAACCTGACCAATTTGTCCCGAAGCCTGCACGGGAACAAACGGGTTAATGCCGACCACGGGGACGCCTACAGAAACAACAGTCGGCTCTGTTCTATCCGGTCGAGGGTTTTTTAAAGCTTGCGGATCGTCCACACGAGGAAGCGGCAATAACTGCGGCTGTTTTGGCTCGAATTCATCAAAACCTACCAGACTGCCGTTCCATTCTTTACGCATTCGATTCAGTTTGTAACGAAAACCGGAGCGATCTGAAATACCGTAAGCGTTTTTTCCGGAAGCAAATGCCATGACTACACTCCGTATCTATAGGCAGGAGGGCTTATCTTGAAAGAAGCTCTGTCACGATCCTCTTCCATGGCTCTAATCATTTCTTCTTCGTACACCGATTTGAGCATCCCCATCATCTGAGGATTTTTCTTCATAGACAAGTAGTACGCTAACCCTGCGGCCAAACACGGGTAAAACCGGAAAGGCACGTCCACAGTGTTGGTAAACGTGTCGGCGTCATCAATGCGCGTTAACCGGTTAAACTTCACAATGTCCGTGTTATTTTCGGGGACCGGCCAAATTTTCAACACAGGGGTAATCTGCCGATCCAAGAAAAATTGATTGGGCCTGCCCGTCTGCGTCTTTGTAGGAATGTTTAAAAACTCTGACCTACTTAACCGATCTATCGCAAAATCAGTGCCATCTCGTGTCACAACAGCCGACAATATGTCGATGGTGGATTGAACATCGTTTAGGTCTTGGACTGCGGTTACCGTAGTCGTTGCCGAACTTGTTCCACCCGTGATCGTTTCGCCGTTAGTAAACGTTCCTACGGGTATGGTAGTGGCAAACGAAGTAGTGGAAGGCTTGCTGGTTATGAAAGCAGTGGCTCCGCTAGTGCCTCCGGTTATAGTCTCTCCTACGGAAAAACTGCCGGACGCAGCTACCGAAAGAGTTAGCGTTCCTGCGGGATATTCACTGATACCTGACGCAACCGTGATAGACGTTTGCGCAATAGTCCACTGATTAAGACCTCTGTTGGCCCAATCAGCAAACAACAGGTTCAAAGATCGTTTCGCTGTTTTTAAGTCGTACCCGGTCCTGACCTCTAAGCCACAACGCTCAAAAGCCTCTTCTATGTACTCAGCTACATCAATCTCAAAATTTTTGCTGTTACTCGTTGTCATTGTATAGGTTATCGAATACACGGTTCACATCAAGAACGTAGTCTAGATCAGACTTCGAGTAATGTATGTGAGCCGAAGGCTTAAAATCTGGAGCGCCTGTACCCGTTTCAAACCACGCGGGGTGCGTTACACGAACCCGGTTGTTTGGTAATGCAACGATGTTACCTGTCCACTCCCCCGCATCTAAAAGTTGCAGCACATGACTTTGCTTGTGCTGTGCTGGGTCATCCGCAATTTCACTCTCAGTGTAGTCTACTGTGAAAAGGTACTTGGCGGGATACATTTCTCCGCCAATTTTTGCCATCCAAGGGCATGGCGTTGCACGATCTAAGACATAAACAGCGTGGTGGTGAGAAGAGCAGTCCCAAGGCTGTGCGTCGTGTACCGCCATAGGCTCCGGCCATTCCTCTAAGGGAACATCGGCAACCAAGGCGGTTATGGGCATTCTTGCCCACATTGCCCCGCCATGCACGGTATCTTCTTCTTCGCCGTCTGCTTCAATACCCGTAAAAATCATCTGAAAGCTCAGACACCTACAGGGCATTGTAGTTACAGCTACAGCCATGGCGTGCAAAAACTCACCATGATACGCCTCGTGGTTATGCGTAAACTCTTTTCTTACCCAGCACTTAAAGTGCGGAATATTGGATTGTAGGTAAGCCATTTTTTATTTGCTTACCTTCCCACCTTGGCGATAGCCCTTAGACTTCATTTTGGACACTTTGCCGCCATTTTTCATGCCTTTAGATTTCATAGCGCCGCCCATCTTCATGCCTTTAGACTTTACAGCGCCGCCCATCTTCATGCCTTTAGACTTCATGGCACCGCCTTTTTTCATCCCCTTGGACTTCATAGCAGGGGCTTTCTTTTTTGCAGTCTTCTTTTTTGGGGCACCATTGCCCAGATTTACTACTGACATATATACCTCACAGGTACTTGGTTACTTTTCTGCGGCTTTCTAAAACAGCACCGCACCCTCTAGCGATTTCTTTGCGGACAGCGCCACCTTGCCGCATGCCCTTAACCGTGGCTTTTTTGGTGTTAGACACAACAGTCTTACCAGTTTTTCCCGCCTTTTTCTTTTTGCGTGCTGTAGCAGCACGCTCTGCTTTAGTTAAAGAACGAGCTTTAGACTCCGGCAAACAGCGATCAGGGTTCTTTTTATCCGGGGAAGTGCCGCACTTACCGACAATGTTTCCTGCACTGTCGATACGAACCCAGTTTTGCTCTCGCCATTTCTTCAATTCACCCATTACTTTTTCTTCTTGCTGCCTTTGGCGTAATTAGGGTCTTTGCAATACTTAGAAGCTGCCATGTTGGCATAAGCAGAAGGGTACGTATCAAAGGTTCGTTTCGCCCACGCTTTACCGGCAGGGCAGATTTTACTGCCCTTGCTTTTCTTAGACGCAGCACCGCCTTTACGGTAATACGTGAGTCCTCTGGGCATGTCTCCACGGGACATTACCATGCCTTGCACGACCAATAGCGAGCCGAAAATTTATCTTTTGCCGTATCACAAGAGTGTCTGGCACGAAAGTTAGCCCGCCTTCCGGGCTGATCTTTCTTTATCGACATCTTCGGGTCACCAAACCTAACTAGCTTGATTTCGCTTCCTTTTTTAGCAAGAACCGCACTTTTTTTGGCTTTTCCCGGAGTTCGTTTGGGCTTGTTAAAGCCTGCAAACGTTTCACCCCGGTACTTTATTCGACCAGAAGGAAGTCTTTTAGCATCCTTGGTTGTTGCCATACTAAGTTTCCTTACTAAAAGTTTTTCCTCAAGTACAAGATAACTGTGTAGGTGTCTGCACTGGTGTGGCCGACGGTCGTAAATTTTACGTCGCCAGTTTTGCCCGACCCAGCATTGTTTGTGAGGCCGCCAAACTTAGTGTAGTCATGATCGCCGCTTTGGTTTTCACCAAGCTCAATACAGAACAGGTCCGTTGAGGCGTCCCACAAGATCTGGACTTTCATCCCAATGCATTGCCACCAAATACGTTCAATAGTAACACTCGTACACGCATCGCCATCGGCACTAGGCTGCAAAGCCGAAACATCAACCTTCGTGACGGCACTTTCACCAGAGCCGTCCGAAATGTTGGTCAGTTTCAAAACAGCGGTTTTAGGTCCATCCGCTAGCGTTTGTGAAGCTACTGTATCAGCCATAACTGCCTCCTATTACTGGTCAGCAAATGCAGGTGCAGTTGCGCTCGTAACAGTGCCGAAGATTTGATAATTAGTGGTATTCAAACCAACAATGGTTACGTCAAAGCCAGCGGGAACGTTCAACTGAATGCTGCTGTTTGAGTTTCCGTCAGAAAATACTGAGCTAATTTCGTTATCACTGTCTAAGAAAGTAACACCACCGATGTAAAAGTTAGTGTTGCCGGGAGTAACGATGATCGCATCCGTTGCGTCCGCCGCACCACCTGCGTAAACAAACCTAAACACCGATCCAGCAATAGGAGCCGGAAGCGTATAGGTGTTGTCTTGCCCACCGTCTGGAACAAGAAGAATTCTTCCGCTGTGAGTTGCGTTAGTTAGGGTTACGTCGGCATCGGCAAGGCTTACAGGGCCATC